AACTATTGGTCTAAGCAATTCTTCTGCTTTTAACTTAGCGTCTTTAAGTGAATATTCTGCTTCGTGCATATTTCCAGGAGAACCATCGGTAATTGCATCTAATAAATCTCCCAATATCCAAGCACGTCTATTTGGTTTTTCAGCTATCCACTTAATATAACCTTTTAATTTAACTTCATTAAAATATCTTGAACCTATGTGCATACAGGAAAGTGGAATAATATCTAACTTTTCCCATTCCCTACTATATTCAAGTTCTATATACTTTATTGTTTTTATTTTACCGTGTATTTCAGGGAAGTCTTTTATTGTTTTATTAATAATAGCCTCCTTGTTTCTTTCTTTCAAATTCAGAAAAAAATTTATCTATCTCGGTAAAATCTTTTGGTACATAACTATAATCGCCAGTATTTTTTTCTTCCCAACTAAGCTTGGTGGGACTATTACTTGAACCAATAATTAAAATTATGATAATAGCCTCCTTGTTAGATTAATAGTTACCCCACAAAGTTAATATTTTGATAGTTTGTAGGGTAATGGCTGGTTTTGTGTTAGGCTTGGATAGAAGCCCCACCGGGAATATAGCAGGATATTACACCTATCCATTTACACGTTATACGTGATTGTCCTGCGTACCAGCCAACCGTGGGTAATTAGGGCTTTAGCTTATCCGTGATATTCGCGGCATACCTAAAGATAATTACCCAAAGCGGTACGTCTACCGCCCATTGGATACTGGACTGTTTGTCAACAGAATAGTATCCCATCCACCACTCCATCGAGCGTGGCTCTATGTAGCCGTCGCTACAATTCTAATAATTATTATCATTATCTTATCCCAAATAAAATACACTTTGATATCGCTCAAAGTGTGAAAAGCGTTCGCACTCTTTGGGTCACTCCTACCACTCATTTAATTATTTAAGGACAGAAATGAGACCGTCCTAATAAAAATCCCGATACAAAGGCGTCGGGATAAGCGCTTCCCATTCGGGACTGTCCCAGACTGGTCCGCATTGCTAAGAGGCGTTCTGGGTTCTATTACTTTAATTATAATATACTTAATACTTAAATACCATCAAATCTATTACCAATTACAATGAACGCCCCAATAGTAAACAATAAAATGTGTAAAATCTGTATTACATTCATCTCTAATAAAGTTTCTAAACTGCGTGGGTGTCATTCCTCTAGGTTTATTTAAATCAATAGCAATTCCCAGGGGGTGGTTACCGGTTGGTGTGGTAGATTGTCCTGATAGCTTGAGATATTTTTGGAATATTTTAGTTCTCCACCAGCTACCGACATCAATTACAATTTCACCTAATTTATTTCTCCTGCCAATTTTGGGGTTACTTCCAAATTTTTCATTTAACTTATTTCTTATTTTCTGAAGATTAAAAGCTCCCTTAAATATTAATGGTATATAACTTTTTGTAGGTGGAATCCGTCTTCTATATTCAAATCCACATATAACTTCCGTACTCCAGGATTCACCGAATATAAAATTGTCAGTTAATTTATCTTTTTTATTCATTTTACTCCAATAAAAAAGCACCCTGTTAAGAGTGCTTAAATATGCAATTATATAAATTTATTTTAGTGAGTCTTGGTGGATTTGAACCACCACCTCCAGTTCTTAGAACCATTGTTCTGCTATTAAACTAAAGACCCATAAACTTATTTAACTATTACTTCTCTAATCCTTTTTCCACCAATTCAATAATTATACTATTGATATTATTTCTGGTATCTGAATGAATTTGCCAGATTTTATTGTATAGGTCGTCGGGTAGACGTAAGGTTAGGATTTTCATTACTTTTTTACCCTTCATCAAGTATTTTATTTGTTGATTTCCCTAAGAAGAACCCCTTCTCCACAATTTTGTCAATACAATCTTCTTCGGCAATTTTTGCAATATCATGGGCTAATCTTTTTGCATCACGATTATTTTCAAGTATTTGCCCTACCAAATAAACCACAATTTTATTTTCTAATTTATTCATTTAGACTCCTTAATATTAATTATATTGTAAGTCTATCATAATATAATGATGTCAATTTGTCAAGAACTATTTATAAGCCATATATATCTGCAAGTTTATAATCCATTTTTTAGGGTCAGAGCTTTCATTAATTAATTTCATCGTAGTCTGCTCCCCCACTATTCCATCAACCTTTAATTCTTTTTCTTCCTGATAATCCCTTATTTGCTTATCCGTCATTGAGCCTAACTTACCATCTATCCCGCCAGGGTTCGGTACTTTGTAATCGTTAAGCAGTATATCCTGTAGCCACTTAACTTGCTGTCCTTTTTTCGTATAAGCCAATCCTAAAAGTTTTAATTTCATATCTTCCTCACTTATAATTATTGGTTCTGTTATTGGTGCTGGTACTTTAGCTTTCATTAATTTTTTAAAGTCTTCCCAATGTGGACTTCTAACCTTGCCGTTATAAATAAAAGAAAGCCACCTGTATTTATCCTCATTTGAAAGTCCTATAAACACAATTGGAAAATTAATACAGCCAACCTGTTCTGCATAACTCAACTGCATAAGCAGTGTTTTATATCCGCTCTCTTTTGCTACATCACTATAATTAGCTTCCGTACAGTCAAGTATCTTTCCGTACTTTATAGCCCAACTCCTAGCAACCGCACACCAATGATTACAATTTGCTTCTGTTAGGCATGATGTCTGTATATGAATGTCCAATATATCAAAATTGGCTTGTGAAAGTATGTACTGATACATTCCACCTTTTGCTTCGGAGAGTGCAAATTCCTCGTTACCGGATCCGACCAAAAATCTACCCCTAACCTGTGAATATGCTATATTAATTAGATGAGCATATTTTTCTTTAGAGATATTATGCTTATCTGCCATAGGTTCATTTATAATTGTGATCCTACAATTATTTTTATTTCCACCATAGGAGATAAGTTTTTGTACTACATCTTCTACCCTATGTCGCCACTGCTCATCTGTAGGATTGTATCCATTCTCCCAGCAGATATTGAAAATTAAATATATGCCATTATTTAGTGCTTTTTGAGTAACTCCCCAGCAATCACTTACCCTATAAGGATATTGTCTTGTTTCCACAACGTGGCAATCAAGAGTAAATCTATCCTGAAATATAGCACCACTTGCACCCATTTTTATTGACATATAATCACCTTAAAAAATAAAGTATGCTATAGTTCCACCGATAAATCCTGTAATCAAAATTCCAATAAATGTCCAAATAAATTTACTGTGCCAATTAACTGTTCCGTTTAGCTTTACAAGTTGAATATATATCCCAATTATAAGCTCTTTGGTTGGTTGTTTTAAAAGTTCCTTTACTGATATTTTGTTCATATAATCTCCTAATAACTCATTTACATAAAGAATGGTAGAAGTCCACCATAACTATAATTTGATATATTTTTAACCTTCAATACTTCTGCTGCTGTTAAACAAGTATTCCAAACTATTACTTCATCTATTAAACCATCAAAGAAGTCTATTACTGCTGTGCTGTTATCGTAAGCACCTATCATAAATCGCTTTGCATTGTCATAAATATTTGTTGTGTAGCTAACTGCATTTCCATTAGCCAAACCATTTATATATATCTGCATCAAATCAGTCGTTTGGTTTAAGGTTGCTGCCACGTGATACCAAGTGGCAGCGGATAATGTGTCTGTACTTGTAGTATAAATTATTGCAGTTCCGTTAGATGATAAGATAAAATATAATTTATTATTTTCATGAACATATAATATATATGCTCTTTTATCATCAGTATTGCTATTCTTAGAAACTATTGTGTTAAATATTCCTATACTCTCGAGTTTAATCCAAGCACAAATTGTAATTTCACCAGTAATATCAAGACCAGTTTGTGCTGCATCAGTTATGCTTAGATATTCTGATTGACTTGTTTCAAAATCAGCAGCATTTCCTATTTTGCCAGCTGCATAAAGAACAGTAGCATTATCAGTTAAATTATTTTTATTATTACTCTCATCATATCTTGTTCCAGATAGTTCATTTAATTTCCAGAAACCCTGAATATTGGATTTTCGAGGTAGATTAATTGGTAACATTATATACCTCCAACAACTTCAGCCAAATCCCATTTGGAAGCTACGGCATTATAAATAAATAAGATATACATTGTCTTAGTAGCTATTGTTATTAATGGTAATATAACATCTGTCCCTGCCCTATAACCTCCAACACCATTATTCCAAGCTAAAATTCTTGCAGTTCCATCATCTTTAATCCTTATAAGTAACATTTGTCCTGCTGTCGGTGTTCCAGTAGGTGCGCCAAAAGTAGCTGTTGCTTCCGCAAGTGCTGTAATAGTATAAATATCTGTAATATCAGAGTCTGGGGTCGGTGCAGCGTGGGAGGCAATTGATACCACTCTTTTTGTTATGCGCTTATTGGTAAAAGTCTGTGCAGTTGTCAAATCAGCAAATCCTGTTATTACATCGGCTCCGCCAGTTTCATGACGTGAAGCATGTACGGACTGGCTACCTTTGACTATATCAAGTAGTTTAATTGCTCCTGTTTCTATATCTATAAAATATATTTTATCATCTATAGGGTATATTCTTGATACTGGCATTATTCCTCCATTATTTTTCCTTTAATTTTTTTATATCATCTTCAATTTTCTTAATTTTATCTTCAAGGATTTTTAATTCATCACTTAGTTTTTTATTTTCTTCTTCTCCATTTATAACAATTTCTTTTAGTTCAGCTAATTCTGCAATTACTTTTCTTGCTCTTGTTTTACTTATCATAGCTGAACATCACCGCCAAGATAACCTGCCTGAACTGCCCCTGCATCTATTATTTTAGGATTATCCATAAATGGCATAGCATAAGATAACTGCTTGGCTCTTTTTGCTTCCAGGTCTGCAATGGAGTAGGCTTTGTTTACAAGCTCCAGGCTGACATCAGTTGGGTCAAGTAAGTTCTTTGTTATCTTTTTTATCCTGCAATTAGTATTTATTTTAAGCTCGCTGTCATATACCCTTACTGTATCCCCTAAATCTACGGTCTCATCTTCCCAGGTGTTTACCATAACTTTTGACAGGTCTACCATATTTACTTTATATTTTAGTTTTGGCTCATCATGTTCAGTTAGGTAATCCATTGCAGCAGCTTTTATTATAGTGGAAGGGTCTGTCTCTAAAGTATAGACAACTTTAAGATAAGATTTATTAACCGAGCTTTCTTTAGAAGTGAGATATGTCGAACTCACACTTGCAGTTACAATTACTATTCCGAAGTTATCTATTATCTCATTAAACCAATTATTAAATACACTTGTTATATTTCCTTCCTTGTATCCTTCAGGGTCAAAATTAAATGAACAAATATTTGCTGCATCGTTTGCGGGCTGGTTATTCCATATCAATGTATTTTCATACCAGTTGGCTGTCGGTTGATATGTTAATGCATTAAATGTACCTGATTGGTAAGGATTGACATATAGATATAAGATAGCTGAAATTATGGTTGCCCCAATGGGAATTGATAATGTTGGAAACTTATAGTAGATATTATTCTTCCATGAGGCTGCCCCGCTTATCTCCAATGCTGTTGCGCTTCCATAGTTTGTATTCGGTTTGCTTTGCCTTGCAAAAGTATCACCATCAGGATAAATTATTTCCTCAAATTTTTGTTTTTCTGGCTTTGCGGAGTGCTGGTAGGTATATTCTTTTCTAATTCTGTAGTTAAATATATTGGGGCTGTCTATATAGATGTTGTCGTAAAAAGCCCTGATATTATCAATTACTACTGAAACCGTTCCATTGGTTGGGGTCAGGTTTTTAAAGCCGATATATTGTATTTCATTTTTAGCTCCATCTAGAACTTCAGATAAATCCAGTTCAACTTCCTTCCAACATTCCTTGTCCAATGCACCAGTATTTACTGTGAGTTTTGCAATTGCAAATGGATCAGCACCTTCACTAATTCCAAAAGTAAATCCATTTGCGTTATCTACTTCAGAATAAATCCAAAATTTTAGGCTGTTATGTCCTGATAAGATTTTAAAATTTCCAGCCCCCAGGTTGTGTATAAAAATTTCGTTTTCAGTAGATGAAATTAACTTTATGGCCTGTGAACCCTGCTGTTTTATATCAGAAGCTTCGGTTTTGCCTGTGCCGATTGTTACGTAGTCTGTCTCAACTTCGCAATTATCTAGAATGGTAGAATTAATTTCAAAGTTATCAGGTCCATAAGCATAAGCCCTTGTTACAAGTTCATATGAGTCTTCTTCCTTTTCTATATAATCTGAATTTTTATCGTATCTAATCTGCAATCCTGTATGAGTTCCAATTTCTCTTTTTATATCTACTATCCTATCCTGAGAGTGAAAGTAAAGTTCCCCCCCGCACCGTTCAGCAAGTAGATTTAACGCTTCAAGTTTTGTGGTTCTTCTATCGGTTCTTACATATACAATTTCATCTATATCGCAGTCCCCAGCTATCCACTCGCAACCAAAAAGAATGCGACTAAGTAAATAATTTACTGGTTTTAATAGGCTAAACCTGTCTATCGTTAAATCTGTAAGTTCAAACATATTATGATACAAGCTCACATCAAAATAGGTTTTATCTGATTTTATTTTCTTTATATTTTTGGCAATATACTGTTCATCAGCTACATCAACATAACTTTCAGCTGATATGTAATCATCGGGAAGTATCTGCATATTTGCAGTCCAAGCGCCATTAATTTCTTTAGTAGTTTTTAAGACTATTGGTTTTGCTATTGATATTACAGGAGTTTTTGGCTCTTCTGGTTCGGGTGGTTCTTCTGGCGGGGTATATTCTGCATAGACATAAAAAATAAAATCACAAGCATTCCAACCCACCCAAGAAGCTTCATAATTGGATAAGTTTCCTGAATGTGTGGGGGAAGAAAAGTCATCTCCAACAAGTAATTTATTATTATAATCTCCTCCGGAAACTTCTATAGATATACAATATTTATCTCCTTCTACAAGTACACGACCTGGTTCTGCACCTTCAAAGTCAAAAGTTATTAATTGCCAAGATGTAGACAATAATGTTGCAATATCAATAGTGTTCGATGTGGCTAGTGCCTCACCTATTGGGACACTATTTTCTCCATAAGTCCCTGAAAGAGCATATAATTTAGCAACAATATCACCTGTTGGACTACCATATTTTCTTAAATACCATTTGCAATTGACAAGATTTCCTGCTTTTCCAGTAAAGGATTGAGCACCCTTGGTAAAATTTGGTGCATAATAATAAAAAAAACCAACACGATTATCCTCACTATAACTATCTACAAGTATTAAACTCATTTCTTATCCCTCACCATCACAATATCGGGTCTTATATGCCTTGCTGATACTTGATTAATCCTTGTACCGATTAAAGCTTCTTCTAAAGTAAAAGCAATAATCCCAGCTTCTATTTCTTCAGTAAAATCAATTTCATCGGTGTAATAAATCCCACCGTATTTGCTAAAAATTATTCCGTCCATTAGTAGAAATACACCTTTCTAAAACTAAAATTTATAGAAATATCGATACTTTCATCGTCAGTTCCTACAGCCAACTCATTACTTCCTTTAGCTAAAACTATAAATTCAGCTTTACCCTGTCCCCCATCACCAAGACCTATTGGATTGAATGCTCCATTTAATTTTATAGTCTCATTTTTAGAGTCAATTTCTAAGGTACTACTACTTCCAAATGATTTAGCTATGTCAAATCTGTTACCCACTATGTTATTATTCTGGATATAGATGTGGGTTTGAGCTTGATTAAAAGTAATGGTAATTATTGGTCGTGCATAGTAATGACCATTATTTGCGATTATATATGTATCATCTTTTACGGTTATAGTCTGGTCATCGGGAGTATCGGGAGTTACTGCATAACCAAATGGGTCATTGCAGTTAAATTCAAGATTTACGAGGCTATAATTATCACGTTCACCAATTATTTCAGGACTTAAAAATTGTGTATTCCAGTACCTGTCATTTTCATTTGATAGAATTAACTGCTTGTCATTATCAGAATATAAAAAGGCAGATAAATCCTGTAATTTTAATTTTAAATCAGCATAATTAGTACACTCTATAAAACCATATAGAATAAGATTGTTTTGGATAAATTTTTTACTTGCCTGAATAAGTCCAGGTCTTTTTGGTATATCAATTAAGGTTTGGGATTGCTGGGGTATCAGTGGCTTTTTTATATCATAACAATAAAACAGCTTATCGGATAAGTCTGTGCCATCAAAACTTGCGTCAAAAAGACTGCCTGAAATTATAGAAATTCTTGTCATCTATATCCTGCCCCCCTGCTTTTTAACTGCTGATTATTGTAAAGATATTCAGATGTTTTCTCATATATAATCTGACCATCAAGTTCAAGTACATTTCTTATTGTAATTGGTTGACCTGACATATTATTATCTGGTCTGCTGTTGGCCTTACCCATAATCCATTCAGCTAAATTTCTCTGCTGACTGGTATTTGCAACAATTTCATATTCATGAGCCATTATTGGGATTTCACGTCCGGTTTGAGGAGTAATCATTCCATAAGCAGCGGATAGTATTGGTTGTCTTGCACCGTCATTACCTACCACTCCCCCACCGGCATAACCTACAATACCGCCCATTGCCGTTTTTACAGTTGAATAAGCATAGCTTGAAGTTATGGTTATATTCTTACTTTTTATCTGACTAAGTAACTCTTTTAATCCTGCTAAAGCTGTCATTGCTGGGCCAGTATCAACTTTAATTTCAGGTTCTATTACCTGGTCGCTAATTATCTGGCCTTGCCTATACATTTCCTGATAAGATGGATTTATTACACCATAAATATCTTCTCTTATTGTTTCAGCAGTAAATCCAAAACTTTCCGCTATCTCCCAAAACTCTTTTTTTGTTATTTCACCAGATTTTATTGCATCATCGGCTACTCCTGCTAGTAAAATTCTTAGTTCTTTTTGTCTTTCTATTGATAAATCTTCAGCTTTTAATTCCTCGAATATAGATACTATATGG